TATCAATACCACCATTAAAAAATACATCTCTACTATCAAATTCTAATTCTCTATTTCTTGTTCCTAGTATTGGTTCTAATACACAACCGCTTCCATTACCACCTGTTAAAGATATGCTTGTTACTGCGTCAATATCAAATGGTTGTGGGTCTACAAACACATCTTTTACACTTCCACGAAGAATCGGCTCTGCTGCAGCACCTACACCTGAACTAGTTTCAATACCAATTACAGGTGGTTTTAGTATATCATAGTCACTACCAGAGTTTAATAAGTCAATTGACTCAAGAGATCCAAAATATATTTGATTATCAGAAATAGGCGAACGTATTTGAACACCGTTTATTAACATTCCAATATCGTTTGTAGGAACATCTTGTTGTGATGGTACAAACAAGTTTTGAGAAAGTGGAAATTTTCTTAAAATTTTATCTGAGTCTAATACTCTGGTACTATGTCTTTTTAATACAAATCTATGTACATCTGTTGTTGATGTGGTAGGACCAACTTGAACAGTGCTCGCTGTTCCTATTTGTGAATTTGAATTAAATATTCTTATCTTTGTTATATCTTGATTTGGGTCATCTGGTAATACTGGATCTACAAAATAAGTTCTACCTGTATCTAATCCAATAAATGCTTCTCCTTCTGGTTGATAAACAATTTCGTCACCTTGAATAAATTTTATATTTCTTGAAAGAGGAAAATTAATAAAACTATATCTTTCATTAAGACTACTAAATCCATCTAATCCTGCATCGGTTCCACCGACTAATGTTTCTTCAATTATATTAGACTTAATATCATAACTTGGTAAAGAGTTTGATGCTGCATAACCATCAACATTACCATCTACGTAAACATTTAAAGTATCTGCTATAATTGTATCATTACCTTTTGCTAAAGTTACACCAGAACTTGTAACTTTTTCTACTATTCTACGAATATCGTATAACTGATTTGGATCTTGTGTAAAACCAGCAATATTTGTTGCGTTTACTTGATTTAAAGTAACATCTATACTACCAACTGTACCACCACCAACTACAGATTGTTGGTTTCTTTTAAGTATTTCAAATCTATCACCGACTTTCAATGAAGATTTATCAAGTAATGTTTTAAATTTAAATGTTGAACCATTGATTTCTACTTGAAATCTTGAACCAGTATTGTATATCCAAGAGTTAGCAAATATTTGTTTATAATTTTTACCGTCATTTTCTACTTTTTCACCAATATTTTTTACAAACAAATTTTCTTGTTCATTAATAAGAGTTATATCTGTGATTGGAACCAACTCAGATAGAACACCTGTAATTCTTAAATCAACTCTTTTAGATAAATCACCATTTTCATAACCAAATATAGTTTCATCTGCTCTAATATCCTCTGCTGTTCCTATACCTACACCAACTCCAGTACAACCAAAGAACTGATTTAGAGATTTAGATGTATAGTCTATATGTGAGTTAGATCCACTTATAATTGTTCCTGTCGTTCCAAAACCCACAGTTGAGTCTACATCTATAATTGATGCTCCTGCTACTGCTCCTCCAACTACTTTTGTTTTACCTGGTACTGTAAATACACCTTCGATTAAGTCTCTGTCACTAAATCCAACAAATAATGCAATTTTATAATAATCTTTTCCTTCTCTTTTAAGTATTTCAACTTCTGAAACGGAAGCGTTTGTCGCTAAATCAGTTGATTTAAAAATAGTTTGACCAGTTAGGTTTTGTGGTTCTCCAGTTGGTGTAATTAAATCAGCAACAATAACTTCACGACGTATAAATTCAGCATCAGATGGTTTTATTAGATTTCCTTCAAGGTCAAGTATTCTTGATTCTACACCATATAGTACTTTAAATAAAATTCTTATTGATTCTTCGACACCTTTTGATTGATAAAAAGAACGTGCAAATTTTACAAAATTTCCAACATCTAATTTTTCTGAAAAATCATTATTTTCTAAACCTGGTAAAAATGTTTTCTTTAATTTCTTAAAGAATTCTTGTATGAATAATACTGATAAGTTTTGAATTGATGATTCAGTTTCATGTGAACTTGCGTGTGTATCTTCAAATGTTAAACTTTCACGATTAATTTCAAGTAGAGATGATGATATACCAACATTATAACCAGTAATACCACTAAATCCACGGATACAACCTGTAAACGAAGTTGAAGTAATACCTGTGTATGAAATTATTTCATCATCAATTTTAAGTAATCCATATTGAGAAGGAAAACCTTTTGTACTCGAAACATTTATTACAGTATCTGTAGTCGATATAGACGCTGTTGTTGTGGTTAAACCAACAATAACTTCTGGGACTAAATTATCTGCTTTTAAATACTGATCAAAGTTTGAAATTAAATCACTAGGACCACCTTGAAACTCTTGAGAAATATAATATTGTCTCAAAAACTCAACAGCATTTGGAAAATCGTCCAAGACAAAATCAGGTAACTGATTTTCAATAATCGTATTGACTTGTATTCTTTTGTCAATATGTGACATAAATTATTTCCTCTCTAAATCTCCATTAGAGTAACTTGATGTATAGTAGTCTCTTGTAAATACAACTCCTGAAACATCTTCACCTGAAGCAATAACATCTTTAATTGTATTTATTGTACTATTCGATACATCAAAACTAAGGTATAAATCTTTTAAACCGACAACATCATTTGATTCTGGGAAAGCCTGAATCTCAATTATATTATTCTCACTTACAGTTGACGTAATATTAATTGTATTCAATATGACTTCACCTTTTTTATAATCAACTATACCAGCATCCTTTATCAAAACTACTTGCTGACCTTGATTATTCTTGGTGACAACAGAAAGAGTTCCTTTTAAACTACCATCTAAAGCACCAGAGATAGTTTTATTTGGAACATCAGTTATATAAGCAATCTGTGAAAATCCATTTATAGTAAATCCTGTGCTCTTTATATTATATCCAGCTGGGTTAATATAGAAACGATTACCATAACATAATTCATATTGAGCAAACTGATTTAAAAGTGCCTTTAAATCCCTTCTCACGATAACCTTTGTAATGTTAGATGTAATACCATTGTCAACACGGTCAATTAACGTATTTAATTTACTATATTTGAATCTACCGCCAAACTTATTAATCTCGACATTTTTTGAATAATCACTCAATGCACTGACGATCTCAGTTTTTAGAGCATCTGATGATGCTATCTGTGCTGTGTTATAATATACGTTACTTTCGATTTCCACATATAGTATTTTTAAGTCTACTATTTCAGAATTTATACCAGCGATAGCGTAGTTCTTTAATCTATTTTTGATTTGAGATTTATCAAAGTCAGACACAAATGTACCATTCTTTGGTTTAATACTGATTTGAACTTTACCAAATTGAGGTGGGTCTAATTCCTCTCCACCAACAACTGCAACAGATTCTGTAGCAGGAAAAATTGTTTGAATTATTGCCTCATAATCTCTTGGTGTAACTGCTCTATATTGTGCTGAGTAGAGTCTTGGAGCAAAGTACTTAATAGAAGACACATCTTCTACTTCGGCACCGTTAGAAGCGTTTGAAACAGTAGTTACAACTACATTATCACTTGGTGTAAATAGTGTTCCATCACTCTTCGTAAATGAACCTTGGAAACTAAATTCAGAAGGACCGTTTCCATCCTCTCCATCAGTTACAAGATATTTTGCTGTAATAATACTTCCAGATTCTAATTTTCTTCCAAATAATCCATCACCGAACATAATTTCATATTTTTCATCTTGAACTTCTTGTGCAAGATAGATTTCGGAATTTTTATCAATATTTAATATATTATCTACCATTGAATACTTTCTTCCAAGTCCAATATCAGTCGGACCTTTAACATAAACTCTAAGAGTTGAGCTATCGATGTTTGGACTATCAATTATATACCTTTGTTCCTTTGTATTATCAACACGATATACTCTTTGAAGAACAGTTCCCTCGTGTACAGTGATTGGGTCTAAAAATTGTGCGAAAGAAGTTCCACCAATATCTCTAACTCTTGAAGATGTTATTTCCTCTGGTATTGAAAAACGATAAGTTGTATTTGATACACTACCAACACAAACTAATCCAGTGCGAAGTGTAAGGAACTTAGGAGTGCTATCGTTCGTTGCACCTAAGTTTACATCACCTATGTTAATTGTTGCTGTTGCAGCGGTTTTTGAACGGGGTACATATCCAATATTTCTTGCAAGAGATA